CTTTCTTTTTATCTTTACATTTTGTAAGATCTACTCTGTAAATACCATCAGAGTTTTTCGCAGTTGGTTGTTCATTAAATAATTCTAATCTGCTGTTTAATCCTCCATTAAATAATTCATCAAATTCATTTGCCATAATTTTTTAATGGAGGATTAAACAGCAGATTAGAATTATTTAATGAACAACCAACTGCGAAAAACTCTGATGGTATTTACAGAGTAGATCTTACAAAATGTAAAGATAAAAAGAAAGGATACCGAAGCGTAGTTAGATTCTTGCCTAACTTAACAAAAGAAGGTAAAGTAGGAAATCTGGCGATCGAAAAAGTTAGCCACTTCGTGGATATCAAAAACCCAAAGGAATTATCAGGTTTCTTCGATAGTCCTAAAAACTTCAATGAGAAATGTGATCTTACTGATCTTTATTATCAGATGACTAACTCAAAGAATGCTATTCTTCAAGAAAGAGCAAAAATGTTAAAGTATTCTAAAAAATACTATTCTTATGTTCTTGTATTAGAAGATGAACAACAACCAGAATTAGTTGGAAAAATTATGATTTTCCAATATGGTAAAACAATTAAGGATAAAATTTCAGCTGAAAGAAACGGTGAAATCAGTGGCGTTCCAGTTAACGTTTTTGATTTATCAGCTGGTAAAGATTTCGTTCTTGTTGTAAAAGAAATTCAAACAGGTGACGAAACATACCCTGACTATAAAATGTCAATGTTCAAACCTGAGACATCTTCTTTACCTATCTACTTCAAAGAGAAACAAGCATTCAAAAATGCCCCTCTAGTTGATGGTAAAATTGACCCAGGTGTACAATCTAAAATTAAAGACTTCTTACTTGAGAGAGATCACGATTTAGAAGAGTACGCACCTAAGAAACTTGATGACCAACAACAGGCTAAGATTAATGAAATCATTAACTTCATGACTGGTAAGGCATCTAGCAGCTTCACTGCGGCTAAGGCTGAAGCAAAACCTTCATCTGAAGATTTTGACTTTGAAGACAACTTTGATACTAAAAAATCATCAAACAGCTCATCATCTGATGAAGATGACTTCTTCAATGAGTTTTAATTAATAAGAGGAAATAAAAGGTCACTAATATATATGTGACCTTTTTTTCTCCTTAAAAATAAATTAGATATTATGAATCTTGCAAATAAGTTATTTAAGAATAATAAAACAGGTGATTTAATTCGAGTAATTGATTCATTTGAAAATATTGCTATTCTTGAAAATAAACAAAAGTTGGATGTCAGAGAGCTATTAAACCCAAGCTTATACACTGAACAAATTGATGTGAAGAATTTCTTCAACAATCAAAATGCGTATAATGATTTGGCACAAAAAATCAAAAATATACCAACTACTCATATGAAAGATGAATCTGAGCCAAATACAGTTAGAATTGATATGGGATCTGGACCTACTCAGCTGCCCTCAGCTGAAGAAAGTGCAGTAATACTTTCTGACCCGGAACAAGAAAAGCTAGAATTAGCTAGAAAATATGGAGCAACATTTGATAACTCCTCTGTACAAAAACAAAATGAGGCATTCTCTAAAATTCTTGGAGATGATGAAGACCTACCAAAAACTGAAGTAAGAATAAACAATCAACCTCATGTTGAAGTAAATAGAGAATATCAACAACCACAGGTTCAAAGAATTAGTGTTGATGATCCAATCACTCAGATGTTCAGAAATGTAAAAAGAAATGTGAGTTTCAAAATGAGTATTGAAATTTCAAACAAAATCCCAAGATTGGATTTCATTGAAATGATGGAAGATTCATATGAAATTAGTATAATTGACTTCTTAGCTGAAGAATTCACACAGAACATATTAAATAATCCTGACCAAATAAAAGAAATGGTTAAAGATAAGATTAAGAAAATTGTGTATGGAACTGGAATAACTAAAGAGGAACCAAAAGAAGAACCAAAAAATGAGGTAACTAATGAGGAACCTAAAAAGAAGCCAGCAGTTAAAAAAGCAAGAGCTACTAAAAAAGAAACATCAAAATAATGATAGAAGAAAGATTCATAAAAAGGGCAATTGAGATAAGAAAAACTTATCTAAAAGTAACCAGAGATATAAGCGTTTATGAGTCAAGAGCTAAAAAAACACTAGCGACTCTTGAGAACACGATGAAGAAACTAAGTGAGTTACAAGACAATATCAAAAACAAAGTGGTTACAAATGTAGATGATGCTAGTAAAAAATTGATGAATATACTAACAGAGGTGGAAGAAGAAGGAGAAAGATTAGAAAAACTAATCGACCCTCTTAACTTAGAAATAGAAAAGTTAAGAAATGAGGAACAAGAATTATACAGACTCATTAAAGAAAAACACCCAAGTATAACAGACAAACAAATAGTTGATGAGATTCACAAGGAACTAAAAAAGGAAGGCCTTTCTTAATAGAAAGGTTTTCTTATTTTATATATACTTAAAAATATCCACTTGTGAATGGCAAAAATATCCAAATTCGTCAAAATACATAAAGACGTTCTTTTAGAATATATTTATAATGATGGAAATTTAATAGGAGAAGCATATGATATTCTTGTAAACTCAAGAGATCAAACGTACTCTTATATCGCTAATGATTCAAGTGGTACAAATAATACAGTTGGTAACCAATTATTCAAAATTGATCAAATAGCCAACAAATATGGTAAAGTAAATCCAGATTATTATTCATTCTTACAACTAAAGAATTACGGATCAAGTATACCAGTTAGACACGATACAATAAAAATACACTTACCAATAAATTATACATTTGGTGAGTATCTTGGATTCTACATAAAAGTTTACGCATTCGATTACCAAAATAGAGAAACATATGATTTGTCTAATTTCTATTTTGATATGACGGATGTTAATCAACAGTATCTTTTAAACTTTTCTTCACCTCCTCTTTTATTCCAAGAAAAACTATGGGGTAAGAATATTCAAATAGAAATACCAGCAGTTAGTGAAGTAGCTGCTCAAAGAGTTAACAATAGACCTAAAGACAATAGTATAAATGCGAATTTAACTAATGGAACAGGATTATCATTGACTGCTCCGGTATTTATTGAATACCAGTTTATAACTTCAATACAAACAGTAAATGGTGTAACAACCTATTTAACTACACCAAAAACTGTTATTACAGTACCTCAATCTCCTGAGTTTGAGAAGTTAGGTGTTGTTATAAAAGAATCAACACAAGGTGACTTCTTTGAGATATATGGAACTTATAATGATTCAATAGGTGAGTTTAATCAGTTTATTAACAACTCTGTTGAGTTAGGCAATAGATACTATGTTCAGTACACTATAACAATGTATGAACAAAACATAAGAGGTAAATCAAGTACATTCACAGTAACAGATAATTTCAATGAAACAATTGAATTCAGACCAATAATAAAATACTCTACAACAACTGCTATTATAGATGTTGAAATGAGATTGATTGATGCTGTTGATGAATCTTATATCATCAGAAATGCATCATATGGTATGTTACAAGACCAAGTATCTAAGTATAGTTTATCATTAATGAAGATAAATCTTAAAAACGCACACAAGCCTAAGATTTATAATATTAAGAACTCTATTGATCCATCATTAGTTGGTTCAGCTAATGCTTTAGGATTAGGTACAAAAAACACAAGCGGTGGATCAAATGCAAATGCTGGTATTGGTGGAGCTGGAAATGTTGTAATAGAAACAGTAAACGTACCATTCCCTGTATTAATTGATAGAGCAAACATTGTTGCTAAATCTGATAACGTTAGATTCAATAATAAGACGTTCTATGGAATTGGTAAAATGCAAATAATGATATTCCCATTTGATAATATAATTCACTTTATAATAGCAACTGGAGACCCAAATAAACCAAATTATTTGGATATGACCAATATGGGTCAGATAAAATTGGTTATAAAGAATGACCAAGTAACAACTGAATTCCCACTTTATACAGAAACAGGTGAGGTTAATTTAGCTATTGGTCAAGTTATATTCAAGGTATCTAAGAATAAGTTCACAGATATTAAGAGAATATATGAATCAGGTATAACAGTATTCTATATAACAAGTACATCACAAGGTGTTACAACAGTTGTTTATAGTGGTCTATATAAAATATACGACTCATTATCAAATATTAATAACTTAAATTCAGATGTTAACGCGGCTCAAGCACAAGCTCAGGCAGCGGCAGCACAACCAGGAATAATAAGAGATAACTCAATTGCAGCAGCTACTGCAATCGTAACAAGAAAACTTATATCAAGTAAGGATTCAGCTAGACCAAAAACACAAAGACCAGGAGTAAGTGGTGGATCTAGCGCACAATCAACTAATATAGGTGGTAAAAAAGGAACAACCGGATAATAAAAAATGAGATTAAGTAGTCAAAAATGACATTTCGTTTCTAATATATAGAAATATGAGAAAAAAATTTAAAAAGTTAGATTATATCAAAAATTGTAAAATTCTAAATTTAGAATATGACTACTCACTACTCCCAGATAACATAGGAACAGATGACTATATAAAATTTTCGAAAAATGGATTAACTTATATACAATTAGCTGACCATCACTTACTTGGACATAATCCAACAAAACTAGAAAAAGAATCACTATTACAAAAGCTACAAGAGATACACTCCAATAGATTTCAATATAATATCAATATTGATAAAGTGCCCATAACATCAAAAATAGAATTAAAGGATAATGTAACTGGTGATATATTCTATTATAGGGTAGATAGACACTTAAATGGTATGAAACCAAATAAGATAACCTTAAACTATTTTCTATTCAAATCCAAGGAAATACATGGAGATAAGTATGACTACTCAATGATAGATAAAATAAATGGTGGGAAATCAAAAATAGACATAATATGTAAGGAACATGGTATCTTTGAACAAAGAGTATCAAATCATATAAATCTAGGAGATGGTTGTCCAAAGTGTGTAGGTAAGGGTAAATGGAATGATGATACACTAAGGTCGGAATTTGTCAAAATCCACTTAGATAGGTACGACTATTCAAATACTAAATTCACTGGAATAAATAACAAAGTGGAAATTATATGCAAAAATCATGGAAAATTTCTACAAAATATACACAAACATCTTAAAGGACAAGGATGTCCAGATTGTAAATTAAATTCAAAAGGTGAGGAATATATTAAAAACCACCTAGAAGATATTAAAGTTAAATATATAAGGCAATATGGATTTGAAACTTGCAGATATATTAATAAGCTAAGCTTTGATTTTTATCTACCGGAATTAAACACTTGTATTGAATTTGATGGAATTCAACACTTCAAGCCAATAAATGACTTCGGTGGTAAAAAAGAATTCAAAATAATTCAAGAAAGGGATAAATGTAAAAATAAATGGTGTATTGAAAATAATATTAATCTGATCAGAATAAAATATGATCAAATTGATAAAATTAAAGAAATATTAGAAAATCAACTACAAAAGTTAGTATAAAAATTAATCCAATGGCTTATCCGTTTATCATCACAGAATTCCCAATTTGTCTTTAATTTACCGTCAGATTTCTTACAACAAGAAGTCATTAATACATATACGCCCATTCTTGAAAAGAATTGGGTACAATATGAAAATGTTATTGATTATCGTGACT